CATTATGCTTGCCTAGCGAAAGGAATGCAAGGGAAATTTGAGAACATTTCGACCATAAGTACCAATCGCTAGGTAAGCTATACTGGCTACATGGCAAAGCGTAAGAATCCCGCGGCCGTCGCACTTGCCAAACGGCGTATGGTCACGATGACGCGAGAAGAACGCCAGCGGGTAGCTATGACAGGAGCCAAGGCTGGCGGCGATGCTCGGGCCAAAGTTCTCACAAAAGCGCAGCGCAGCGAAATCGCCAAGAAGGCAGCGGCCGCCAGGTGGGGGAAGAAAGCGGAATGAGCTTAACTGACGACGACAAGCAATGGATCACCGCTCAATTAGAACGAGTCGAAACCGCGCTCTTGACCGAGTTCCACAAGTGGGCATCCCCGATTGATGCCCGGCTGCGAAGCCATTCTGCGGCCCTGCGCGCCCTCGACGTCGAGATGGAAGCGATCAACGACCGGCTTCGAAAGATTGAGCCGCCGCAATAAGTGAGTGAGGAAGAAACCAAAACCGCTCGGTAAGGCTCGTCCTAAGGTCGAGCCGGAACTATCGCGGCCGCCGATGTTTCCTCATGAGGTCATCGTCGGTGGCTGGTATCTCTGTGTTTTCTGCCAGTCCTGCGAGGCTCCGATCGCGTTGTGGCAGGCGGAGGGGCCGCACATCCCCATTCATGTGGACAATTCATTCGTCTTTCGGGGCATGCCGTGTCCGACATGCTCGGCGCCGCACGATTACCCGGCGACCGCAATACGACTCCTGCAGGCACAGCCAGAGGAACCAGTCCAGTGATGGAGATTTCCCGCGGCCGCTCTAACTCGACAATACGGGCTCGAAGTTCGGCAATCTCCTCTTGAACATCCATCAGTTCCATTTTCTCCCATGAGAACGTGGCAAAATAGCGCCATATGCCCGCAAAAGCATCAACGCCGTCCCGCGTGGCCGTCTTCCTCGAAGCCTACGCCGGCAGCGGCAGCGTGACGGCCGCGGCGAAGGCCGCCGGGATCAGCCGCGAAGCGCATTACAAAAAACTCGAGACGGACGCTGAATACCGCAAGGCCTTCGAGGCAATGGCAGATCGCGCCGGCCAGCACCTGGAAGACATCCTCATGGATCGGGCGTGCAATGGCGTCAAGCGCCAACTTCACTGGCGCGGCAAGCCGATGAAGACCAAGAACGGCCACCTGGTCTATGAAGTGGAGTATGACAACCAGCTCGGCGTGACGCTCGCGAAACGCTTCCGGCCGAAGCTCTACCGCGAGCACGTCGTCCAGGAGCACACCGGCAGCATCAACCTGGTGGAGCGGCTCGAGGCCGCGCGGGCTCGCTTGATCGCGATCAAACGCGAGGAAGACGACAAGAAGACCAGCTAAGGCCCGGTGATTTGCAGTCAAAACTGCGTCAAACCACTGTGTAAGCAGACGTTAGCCCAAAACAGGGGTGTTTTTAGGGCGGTTTGTGTGTAATGTGTGTAGCACTGGACGCGCCTAACGTCCACAAAATCCGGAATGTTCGCGATGTCCGGAACGTCAACAAATTAAGACAAACAGGTTATGTTTGTCTATTTCCATTTTTTGAGTCTGTGCGCGCGGTCCTCGTTTGCCTGCTCAGTGAGTTTCGCGTAAATCATCGTCGATCGAATATCAGCGTGTCCCATGTGATGCTGCACGTCGACGATGGACTCTTTGAGCACCGAGAGCATCATTGTGCCGCATGTGTGCTTGAGCGCGTGAAAGTGCGCCTTCTCCTCGGGAATGCCGGCGAGCTGGCAATAGTACTTCGTCAGGTAGTGCAGCATCGTGCGGCTGATGCGGCCGTGGTTGCGCGAGAGAAACATCGGACCTGGCGCCACGCCGCGCTTCTTGATCCATGCGCGGATCGCCTCGGCCGCGGCCTCGACCAGCAGCGTATCGCCGCCGAAAGAGCCTTTGAGCCGCTCAATCACCAGGCGGTCGTAATCCTTGCGCTGGCTCGGCCGGTAGTCGCGCATCTGGATCAGCCCGATTTCTGAGGCCCGCAGGCCGTGGTGATAGGCGAGGCGGAAGATGGCGTGATCGCGGACACTGGCCCGAGTTGCCTCTAAGACGGCCTGTATCTCGTGCTCCATCAAGTACTTAGGAGGGCTCTTCCGTTTGTCTCCCAGTTGAACATTATACAGATTATGTTCAATTGGCTGTGAAAACTGCCCGTTTTCCCCAATGTTTTTGTGACGAGGCATGGCTAAACTCCGTAGTAATGTTCAACTCAGCGACTACTACGTTAGCGCAACAGGAATGCGATTGAAAGGTTGTTGGGCACTCCGGAAGCTGAAGCAACTCTTGGAGTAATGTTAAATACACGCCTGTCAGTTTGCAAGGAGCCGGTCCCGGCTACCACGCCGGGTAGCGCACCGGCGAACTTAAGTTCTGGCTGCGTGAACTTAAGTTTCTGGACGTCAACTTAAGTTCACGTCCCGGCTACCACGCCGGGTAGCTCACAGAGTGACCCTGGTCCGCGCGCAGACGCAAAAATACGGTCGAGAATAGCCGAGAAAGGCATAACTCGGTCATTCTCGGCTATTCTCGGCCGGTTTTCCGTTGACGGAATGGCCTAATGGGTGATCCTGGTCCGCGCACAGACGCAAAAAAAGCGGGGCGCCGGTAGGGGGCGCCCCGTGAGGAGAAGGCAGGCAGGTTTTAACGGGTTGGCTTCGACCGCCGCTTGCGCGGCGGCGCGGCCGCGGGCGGCTCGGGCTGCATCAATTCGCCCAGTGTGGCCGGCGGCAGCTCCGTGCCAAATGCGTCAGCGAATGCCTCGGCCTGCGTCGATTCGCCGTACATGGTGGGTTCCGCATTGGCGACGTATCGGCGAAAGGCCTTGGCGATCGCCGTAGGCTTCGCATCCCGAATGAATTGCGCCAGGTCTACAGCCTGCTGGGTAAACTTCGGCGCGTCTGCGAACATACTGCCCTGTGCCAATAAGTCACTGATCCGGGTAATGCCGTGTGCCCGCGCATACTCGAGCGCGTCCAGTGCCTGGCGAACCGTAGGCCGGATATCGAATCCTGCTTTCTGGCCGGATTGCAGGATCGGAGATACCGTGCGCTCGAGCTTGTTACGCACTTCCGCCGGCGTGCGTGTCATCTGGTCGGCGTCTTCGAATACCTGCCCGAGCAGCAATTTGGAGATGCGTTCCTTCGCCGCGGCCGTAACCGCTCCGGTCTTCGGGTCCACCAGATTCGGCCGCTCCTGCATGGTGAACACGCCATCATCAACCAGCCGGTTAACGATGGCTATGCCGTCCTTCCCGCTCAGTACGTCGTTCAGCGTGGCCTCAGTGCCGCCGGCATCAATGGCGGTAGCGAGATAATCCGAGGCCGCCGGCGTAATCATGCGTGCGTCCGCGGTTGCCCGTTCCGCGGCCGTAAGGGACGCTGTGCCCGTCTTGTTCAGATCGGTGATGGCGCGCTGCTTGTTTAGGCCGGCATCGGACAACTCGCGCACCAGGACCGGCCGCTTCATGCCGGCGATTTGCTGCGGGTCAATACCCAACTGGGGCGCCTTGCGCGCAAGTTCGGCCTTATAGGCGTCCGCACCGGCCGGATTGTTCTTATAGACCCGTTCGAGGATCATAGCCCGGCTATTGCCGCCGAGCACGTTGCCATCGGCATCGATCACCGGTGCGCCGTTTGTCGCGTCTGGCGAATCCGCCAATACGTATGCCGGATCGAACGTATCGCCTTTGCTGTTTACTACAACCCTCTCTTTGTTTACCGGGTTGGAGTAATCGCGATCGTTGCGAGGCTGATAATTGGGGTTTTTCTCGAAAGTGTGCGCGTTGTGCGATGCGTGGACGTCGTCTAATTCCCTGACGGAGTATTGCCCTTCGTAGGCGGTTCTTTCTCCTGGGACTCTGACGCTCGTTGCCGATCCGCGAGCAACTGGATTCGTTGGTTCACGCGGTCCATGAACCGCTTGCCCCGCGCTTCCGGGCTGTTCTCCGGTAGTTTGTCCGACGGTAGGTGTACTTTGAACATCTGGCTCTATTATAACCGGGGCCGGCGGCGGCGCAGTTGCTCCGCGCAGTTCCTGGACCCGTGCAGCGATGCGCTCTGCCTCGCCTGGCGCGAGCGAACCCTTGATCTCCAGTGCCGCGCCCAATTTCGGGAATTCGGGCAGTTTCGTTAATGGCGCGATGTCCGCGGGCGCGATACTCGGGTCGGATGCGAAGTGCTGCGCGTATGCCTCGACGCGCTTTTCGGAGGCAGTAGCGGCTCGCGGCGTTTCCGGCGGCGCCTCTGCCACCGGACGCTGGCCTGCTTCGACCGCGGCGAGGGATTCGGCCAGTTGGCCCCCCACATCCGCCGGCGCTGCTTCCGCCGGCTGCGCCGCTTTCCGTCTTGTCCGGACGCTGCGGTTCTGCTCGAACTCAGCCACCGCTTCTGCCGGCGTTTTGGCGGTAATCTGCGCCGCGCCTTCATGCTGCGTCAGGTTTTCGCGGATGGCCTGGATGTTTTCGGGGGACGGCGGCTTTACCCCAGCCTGGTCGGCCACCATCTGCCACTCCTTGGGCCCGAATTCATCGAGCATCGTCCCCGGCACCTTGTTGCGCACAAGGTAATCGGTCAACGTCTCCGTGCGCATCGAGGCCTCGAGCTGCGCGGCGATGTCCGACGCGGCCGGGTTGGCACGCAGCGTCTGCGGGATGATATCGGGATATTGCGCGGGAACGGCCCGCACGAAGCTGGGATCGGGCGGCGGCGGCGGCGCCTCGGGGAGGTGCTCGAGGAGCGCCCGGTCGTTCGGGGAGAGCGCGGCATAATCGATGCCCTGAGCCTTGGCGAAGGCCTGGCCTGGAGTCTCGGCAGCGGGCGTGGGTGCGGGTACTGCTTCGGCTTTTGCCGCGGCGTAGGCGTCCCGAGCCTTCTTGACCCGGGCCGCGACGTCCAGCACATGCTTCGCCCGCGGCGAGATCACACCGACCGCTTCGCGGAGTGCCGGATCAACGCTGCCTACGACGTCAACTGCCGCTCCCGTCGCAGATTTGGCCGTCTTGAGTGCGCCTTCAGCCAATGCGCCGCCGGCTTCCGCTGTGCGCGTCAACCCGGCTTTGATGGGCTCATGCGCGAAGGGCACTACCATCGCCGCCGTATGCCCCACGGCGGCCGCCGGATCGCCGCGCGCGATGTCCTGTCCGACCTGCTGCGCCTGTGCGCCCAAAATCGGCACTGCGCCGGCCAGGTGGTAGGCCGTGCCGGCCAGATCGCCCTTGAACATCGATTCTCCGGTTCGCGAGAGTTCATCCCATACGCGGGCCGGTTCGCCGGCGATTCCCTGCACGATGCCCTGCGCTGCCGCGATGCCACGTTCGCCCCGCGCGGCAACCTCCTGGGGAGTGCCGTACCGGTTCGAGGCACGCAGGATGTCGAGCAACGCCGGCAGGCCAAGGCCTTCGGCGAAGGCCTTACCGGCTTTTGCGAGCGGCGAGGGTTCGGGTGGCGGGGCCAGCGGTTCGCTCTTGACGATGCTAAGACCGCCAGTCGGGAGGGGTTCGGATTTTACGATGGAGAGATCCGCCATGATGGGATCACTGCTTTGAGATAGTTCCGTCCGTCGCTATCATCCACTTGCTGCCGTCACTCAACGTATGGATGCCCGGAGTTGCGCTCTTCAGAACATTCTTGACTGCATCAGGAACGGTCCCAACCTTGGCCGCGGGAGTCCTGACCGGTTGGAAATTCGACTTGTAATTGTCGTTGATGCCCTGGAGCCTGGTCTTGTAAGACGATTCAGCGCCTTGGCGTAAAGTGTTGTGCATCGTCTCAATGTCTTTGAGCACGTCCGCGGGAATGGGTTGCCCGAGTGCGGCGCCCTCGAGTTTGCCGACAATCTTGTCGTAGAGGCTTCCGGCGCCGCCGTACTGCTTGATCTCGTCTTTGTTGATGCGCTTGATCCCGTTGATTGCGTTCAGCGTCTCGACGCCGATCAACGGCAGGTTCGATCCCGCAGCCTTGTTTCCGGTTCTCGTCAACTCGATCAGTGACTGCATCTGGTCTGCGGCTTCCTGCGCCTTCAGATATTCGTCGCCGACCTTTTGCGCCTCTTTCGTCACCTGGGTGCGCAGTTTAGGATCGACGCCCACCAGAGCCGGATTCGCCCCCGTGCCATAGGTCTGCTGGTAGATATTCTCCTCGCGGGCACTCTTCGTCTTTTCGAGGGCAAGTCGCGCCTGCTCAAATGCATTCTGCTGGGCGTGCTGGCGCGCCGTCTCGGCAGCCGTAGCCTCGGCCCGCTGCGCAGTGATCTGCTCGGTGGGCGTCGATGCGAACATCAACAGGTCACGCGGGGTCTGGAAACCCGCATAGAGTGCTGCGCGTTTCGGGTCCATCTGTGCCAGCGCCTGCTGGTAGGCAACTGCGCCTCGCGCCAGGGCAGGCGCAAGGGCCGAGGCTTCCACCTGGCGCTGCTTCTGTTCGGATTCGGCCTGCCTGGTGAGGACTTCAGCCTGCTTGGTGAGCGTATCGGCCTGGATGCCCGGCGCCTCGAGCTTGGCTTTCGCATCCGCCCTCACGTTCGACAGATACTGATCGGCGTTCAAGCCTTCATTGATCTTTGAATCGATCCATGAATCGCCTGGATATTGCTCCGGTATCTGAGAGGCAAGGGCCGGGTTGGCGGTAATAAGCCGGCTGCGTTCTGCGCGATATCCGAAGTCCCGCTGCTCGGGAGGCAATGCCTTGATCCCTAACGCCGAGCGCGTCATTGCCTTGTTGGTGGCCTCCAAAGCATCGGTGTGCGCCTTGTCGGCGTCATGCATGGACTTGATGACCGATGCCGCCTCAGGCCCGCCCACGGCGTATATCTGGTCCTCGGTCGGCCGCACTCCCTTACCAAACAGGCCGATG